GTATGGGTTGTCTTGCTGCACCTTTCTTCTAGCTCTTGATACAGCTTTTGGGTTACTTAGACTGCCTTCTTCTAGCAGTGCTAAAAATGTGTTTAATGTAATGACTTGTTGTTCTGCTCTACTTAATATTTCTGCAATATCATTCTCCCATATTATTCTAAGCAGCTTGTTATCATTACCTCTCAGTGATATGTTGTTTTCTAAAAGTTCCTTTACTCGTTCTACCATCGTCATAGAGCCTTGCTCCTTTCTTCTCCAAGAGAGATATATATCTCTCACGTGTTGCTCGACTTGCAACTTTGTTTTTCTTTATCAATGTTGAGTACACTGATAATACTATGTGATCTCGTTGTACTAACGGTTTCATTTTACGCATTATATTTCCTGTATTTTTGTTGTTAATTGATGTGCTTTATGAATCAATAAAAATTAAAATAACATAAAATAATATGCAACTATTATTCACTTGGCCCATACTGGCCCATCTATACTATTATACACGCCTGCCTCCTATAATCAAATAAAAAAAGAGGGGATGATTAGTCCCCTCTTCCTCTTAAGCGAAATCGTGCTTAAACAGTAATGTTCATTGGTTGAGGCTCAGGCTTATATATGAGCTCCCTATACTCTTCACCAGTATTACTATTCGTTCTTACTTTATTACTGGTTAAGCGATATGCACCCCTATCAACGAGAACATCGACTGGCTTTGGTTGTGCTTTAATCGCTTTGAGAACTTCAACAGGTATGGTTGGATTCACTTTATGGTCAACATCACTGTTCTTAACCTTAAGGTTCTTCGTCCATTCACCAGGTACTTCCCTACCTGTTGCTTTATCAAAGCTCTTAGGGAATCTGGTATTGCTTATCTGCTGGACATTATTCATTTTCTTTGGCATAGTATGCCTCCTTATCTTTATTGAGCTGCACTAAGATTTACTAAGCAAAATCCGCAGCCAGAATTTCGCTAGAAATTGGAAGGGGCTATTGGTGCCAAACAAGAAATTCAACGATGAGGCAACCCACAGCGTGAATTTTGATGGAGGGTACCAACATGTATATCTCGTATTTCCAATCTAGAACAAAATTTCTGAAAACGCCTATGCTAGGATTTATAACGCAACCTAAAAAAATTTTTTTATAAAATTTTCAGTATTTTGATAAGTGTTGATATATACGAACTTGCTAAAGATGATTAAGTAAAAGCTTGAATATTGATACTTAATTATAAACTATATAAATTATAGTATTGATATTTACCTAATCACTATTAACTAGTAAAACGAAAGAAAATTAATTGAGTAATACATATATTCGTAAGTATATTAAAGAAGATAATTCATTAGATTATCAAAAAATTTATAAAGAAATGGCAGATATAACAGGTTTTAATAGTGACAATCTTCGTGCATTGCACTATAACAACATTGTGAATTTGTATAACGAATACAAAGATAGCAACCTTCTGTACGATACAGAAAATGAAGATGATCCAAAGTAGAATCTGTTTTAGAGGGGCCCCTCAATATTTTCCATTCCGAGGCTGGGTATCAGATACCACAAATAAGATAAAGGTAAAAGGCTATGATGGAAACATATGCAGAGTATGGTGCGATTGGAGTGATAGTATCACTGTTCATACTCATGATAATAAATTTAATGAAGAGCCAGAAAGCTCAGAATGATGACCTTGATGATATTAGAGTGCATATTGGTAAACTTGAATCTACTGTAGAGAATGTAGAGGGTATAGTTATCAAACTTATAGAGCGTTGGAATAAATCAGATGAAACTGGGTTGCGTCATAGAGAGGATGTAATACGAGAACTCAATGACGTTACTGATGCTTTAGCATATATCAAGGGCAGAATGAATGGAAAGGGAATGTGAATGACATTTGAAGAAATAGTAGAAGGGGTTCTACATAGAGAAGGTGGATACGTTAACCATCCTGATGATCCAGGTGGTGAAACTAAGTATGGTATAGCAAAACGTAGTCATCCAGACGAAGATATAAAGAATATGACTATGGATAGAGCTGCCGATATCTACAAAAAAGATTATTGGAAGCCTTCTAAGGCAACATCTCTACCAAAATCCATGCAAGAATGTTACTTTGATATGGTTGTTAATATGGGACAGCGTAGAGCTGTAAAGATTTTACAAGAAGCTTGTAATTCTAAAGGATGTGGACTAGTTGTAGATGGATTAATAGGTAAAAAAACTATAGCCGCATCAAAAAAAATAGATGTAACTAGATTACAGGTGTATAGAATTTTGTATTACACTAACCTAATCAGTCGCAAACCAAAACTTTCTAGTTTTATAGTAGGATGGATACGCAGAGCTATGGAAGTTCCTTGTTGTGATTGTGAAAAATGCTAGAAGGAGTATAGTATGCCAAGAGGTACAGGAACCTATGGTTCAAAAAGAGGTCGTCCAGCTAAGAAAAAGTCTGGATTGACTGCAGCACAAAACACATTACCGTCAAAACTTAAAAAAGCGATAATGAAAAAAAAGAAAAAGTAGAATGCTATGAGTGAGAAACAAAAAATGGGCAAAGGCAAAAAAGTTAGCTGGATGTTTGGTGGAAAAAGGTACTTTGGTACTCTTATTAGAGAAACAGCTACGCATATTTTTGCTAGAACCCACAATGGAAAAGTAAAAACAATAAGAAAAAAGGGTAAATAATGGCAAAAGCAAAGAAAACAGACAAAAAAGCTGATAAAAAAGCCGAAGTTAAGGAAAAAACTCCCGTTGTTACTCGTGGTGAGTACACAAAACGAGGTAAGTAACCCTATCTGTGAGATACGAACTAGTATCTGGTAAAAAATACCCAGTTTATTCACAACAAGAAGCGGATGAACTGGGTTTGTCATATAAACACCCTTTCGAAGTTTCTGAGGGAGAGTATGGCATATCTTCTGATAAGGAAGTAGCTATATGTTTAAAGAAATCAGAAATGAAATCAAACAAACGTTTAACTTATAAAGTTAGATATCCCTGGGGTCCATCATTTACTAGGTCTACTAATGATAAAATTAAATCTTTAGATAGGCCTAATAACTATGGAGCACCTCCTATCGAAAAAATTGCACAAAATATAAAGAAAAGAAATGATTGGCAAAAGATGGCACATCTTATGGCACAACCTGGCATGAAAACTAATGAAGCAATTAAACTAGTTCATGGTAATGTAACAGATGCTAAAAGATGGAATATTAGAAAAACAATGAGAACTGAGGTATTTAAAGAAATGACTAAAGAAGAGTTAGATAAACTAGTTGCAGAGTTTCCTATAGGGCAACATGATACTGCTAGAGCATTAGCACAAATACTAGATAAATCTATGGATTATCAAGATGACGAATCAGGCAATATTGACAGAACTAAACCAGGAGCTAATTATGATTCAAAAGCAGCATTGGCTATTGCGGATAAACTAATGGATTTTAACAGTATGAAAAGTAAAAATAAAACTATTACAACTAAACAAATAGAAGCATCTACTGTTGAAAGCACGTTAGCAGATATACAACAAAAGAAAAAACTATTTAAGGCAACTCAAACGGAGGTGACCGATGGGGTATCGAAGGGATCAGAAGAAGAAAAAGAAGAAAAATAAATATGGAAAACAATCTAAACGAAGAGATAAACGCCCAAAACGCTCATGACTATGAAACAGCCTATGCATTGCAAAAAGAAAAAGAAGGGTTTAAAAGAGACATGGGCTGGTTTGGTAAATATTGTTTTCCTAAAGCTTTGGCTAAAGATACACCAGATTTTCACAGAGACATCTACAAAGAATTAAAAAATGATAGTACTAAGAGAACTTTAATAGCAGCACCTCGTGGAACAGCAAAAAGCACTGTATGTTCTTTAATATTTCCTTTATATAAAATAGCACACAAAGGACCTGATGATGACTTGTTTATGGTTATAGTATCAGAGTCACAAGCACAATCAATAAACTTTTTATCTCGTATAAAATATCATCTAGACCATAGTGAAAACTTTAGAGCTATCTACGGTGACTTTAGTTCGGCTACTGCAAAAAGATGGACAGGTACAGATGTAGTATTAAAAAATGGGACTAGAATTGTCGCAGTTGGTACAGGGCAAAGAGTTCGTGGCTTTATTGAAGGAGATACTAGACCTAATGTTATTATAGTGGATGATTTTGAATCAGAGTTAAATGCGTTTACACCAGAGGGTAGAACTAAAAATAGAAAATGGATGACTGAAGCTGTAATACCATCATTATCTGATGAGGGTAGGATAGTTATGATTGGTACTGTTATATCAGAAGATTGTTTTTTATATTGGGCTAAAGATAGTCCTGCGTGGAAAACATTATGGTATAGTATCTGGGATGAAAAAGAAAAAAGTATTTGGCCTGAAAGATTCCCAAAAGATAGAATACTACAAATTAAAAGCGAGTTTGAAAGTGTAGGTAATATAAACGGATTTTATCAAGAGTACATGAACATAGCTCAGTCTCCTGATGATGCACCATTCAAACCAGATTATATTAAATTACATCATTATGATTATGAAAGAATTAATGGTCAACCTTGTTTGACAAGAGAGGTAGGAGATGAAAAGAAAATCGTACCAATCGAGCTCTATAGTGGAGTTGATCCTGCATCTAGTCTTAGTTCCCGTGCTGACTTTTTTGTTATTGCTACCATTGGTATTGACGCTGACAATAACAAGTACATTGTTGATATCTTTAGGGAAAGGCTCGATCCTGCAAGACAACCTCAAAAAATCATTGACATTTATGAGAGATATCGTCCAAAAAGAATGAAGATAGAAACAGTTGCATACCAGGAAGCATTGCGTAGTGCAACTAGAGCGTTAATGTTAGAAAAGAACTTATATATACCTGGATTGGAAAAAGGTGTAAAACCCAGGAACAGAAAGAGCGAAAGATTGTTATCATTAGTACCAGCCTTTGCTAAAGGTGAATTTTATTTTAGAAGTCAAGACTTAACTGCACAACAAGAGTTCTTATCTTATCCCAGAGGTAAGAACGATGATATAATGGATGCAGTGTGGACAGCATTAGAAGGTTCAAGAGCATGCAGAATAAAGCAATTAGACCCTAAAGGAAAGGTTGAAATAAAAAGGAATAAAGTCCTTGACTGGTTAACTATGTAATTGGTAATTTTTAAAGATGGCTTACTCTAACAAAAAACACTCTAATCCTAAAAAGATAGTTGAAGAAACGCAACAAGTTTTTAAAACTTATTCTTTAAAAAGACAAAACTGGGCAAGTCATGCTCAAGAAGATAGAGAGTTTAGATTAGGAAAGCAATGGACTTCTGACCAAAAAAGAATATTAGAGGAGAGAGGTCAAGCTCCATTGGTAGTCAATCGTATACATCCTGCAGTAGAAGCTGCAAAAGCATTAATCACAGCAAACAAACCTCAGTTCAGAGTATCGCCAAGAGAAGATAGCGATAATAGAGTAGCTCAAGCCATGAATGGTTTATTAGAATATATATGGCAAATTTCGGAGGGCAACACTGTACTTAGAAGAATAGTTGATGATTATTATGTAACTGGCATGGGAGCAGCACTTGTTTATATAGACCCCATGATGGATATGGGTAAAGGAGAGGTTTGTATACATGACGTAGACCCACTAGATATTTATATAGACCCTAACTCTAGACATCCTTTTGCTGATGATGCTGAAAATATTATTATATCTAGATTGTATACAAAAGACCAAGCAGCATCATTATATCCTATGTACGAAAAAGCAATAATGAATGCATCTACAGAAAATTTTGTTTCTGATAGACCCCAAACCTCAAGAGAAGATAACAATGAAACTACTTTTCCAGAAACACCTGATGTACAAACTTATGTTGGGTTTGGTGAGAGTGATGAATACATAAGAGGTTATGAAAGATACTATCCATTAATGGTAGATCATTATAGAGTCTTTGAAAGAACTACTGGTAATGAAGATTTATTAAATGATGAAGAATACGCTGAGTATGT